TTTAAATTCCTTAGGTAGTAATAATTGTTATAGCAAGTAGAGCAGTTGCATGAGTATGAGCCGCAGTTAGCGCAACTAGCGCAGGAGTTGTAGGTGGCGCATCCGCAACCAGCGGCAGCGCAGCTGTTATACCCACAATCTGTACAGCTGGCTCCCGTTGTATAGACTGGGGTAGCGGTTGCGCCTTGAACAGCTCCTGTGCATCCGCTGCCAGTTAAGTAGCAACCAGAGCCAAATGATCCAGAAGAGCAAAAGCTAAACCCACCAGAGCATGAGTACGTGTACCCAGAAATATAAGTGCAGGTAGCACAGCCACAGGATGCGTCAGCGCAGGTATTGTATGTTGCACATGAGCAGGAAGAATTAACGCAGGAGTTACAGCATGTGGCACAATTACAGGAATAAGCAGACTGAGAATTGTAAGATACAGTGGCATACCAATTGTTGGCGTCTGTTACCCAGTACGCTATGCCAGTGCCTTCTGATATAGTCGCCGACACTGTAGCGCCAGTATTAAAAGAAATTGATGCCAAAGAGTAGTTAGAAGCCGCATCAGCGCTAGTAGCCTGAGATCCGTTTGCTGTCCAAGTGCCTCTTTTAGCTACCCATGATTGCCCACTATCGGCAGTGCCTAATGATCCTGAAGTAGTTCTTGTAAAAGTATCTACAATCTTTTTGAGAATAGAGGACGCCATAATGCCCAAATTTCTCATTACGCAAGGTCTCCAAATACGATCCACGAGTCTGCTGCAAGTTTCTTAATAGTTGCTCCGCTATTTACTGCTCGAAGCTTTGGTGTTGCAGAGGTCGCTCCAGTAGATATGACTGTGGTGGTTCCTGGGGTAACTGCCCCAATAGTTGGTTGTCCAGCGCCTACAGACCAAAATACGCTTATTTCAGTTCCAACGGCAAACGCAAAGGTGGCATCTGTTGGGATATTAAACTGTTGAGTTGCCGCGTTATTCATGGAAAATATGTTGCCTTCGTCACCTGAAGCAAAGGTATAGGAAGCAGTTTTAGCGGAATATGATGATGAAATCTTAGGTGTGGTTAGTACGGGGGTGGTTAAAGTTAATCCAGTAATAGTGGTGACAGTTGCCCCAGAATTTATAGTAGTTGATCCGATAGTAGGTGCCGTATAAGTTGTGTTTGTAGGGCCTTGAAGCCCTTGGGTACCTTGAAGGCCTTGTATTCCAGTAGTGCCTTGGGCGCCTTGTGGCCCTTGAATACCTTGCAAGCCCTGCGTTCCCTGATTACCTTGAATGCCTTGTGTGCCTTGTACACCTTGGATAGATAATCCTTGTGTACCTTGTACGCCAGATACTCCAAATAGCCAAGAAGAATAAGTACCTGTACCAAAGGTTTGAGCTACAGTTACTGTTACGCTTGAGTCAGTTGTTATAGATGTTATCTGACCTGTCATAGAGGCTGTAACTGCGCCTGAAGTTGGGGTGCTTACAATTACTATTTCATTTAGTTGGAATGCTCCAGTATTTGCTACTGAGAATAGTTTAGCGCCAGTTCCAACAGCTACTGTAGATGAAGAGGTAACTCCAACAAAAGAGCGCCCCTGAATACCTTGTGCTCCCTGAGCTCCGGTAAAACCTTGTAATCCTTGAAGACCCTGTGTTCCAGTAGCGCCTTGCGCACCAATTAATCCAGCATTTCCTGTAGAACCTTGTAAACCTTGGATACCTTGGGCTGCATATAGTCCATTAAGGCCCTGCGTACCAGTTGTTCCTTGGTTACCCTGGGCGCCTTGTAGACCTTGAATACCAGTAGTTCCTTGGCTGCCTTGAATTCCCTGGTTACCAATAGTTCCTTGGATACCTGTAAAGCCTTGAAGACCGTTATATCCTTGAACGCCGATAAAGCCTTGGGTTCCCTGTACGCCCTGAGTACCTTGCGGTCCAATTACGCCTTGAATACCTTGAGTTCCTAAATTACCTTGGATACCCTGATTACCTAAAAGTCCTTGAACACCAGTGGTTCCCTGTAGACCCTGAACGCCAATAAGCCCTTGTATTCCTTGGTTACCTAGGGTACCTTGTAAGCCTTGGATACCTGATGAGTAAGCTAAGGAGGTCCAAGCGGTAGAGCCAGTGCCTATTTTAATTCTACTTGTATCTGTTTCCAGACCAATTTCGCCTACAGCAAGGGTAGGGTTGGCGGTAGTCCACTGAGCAGCGGTTCCGCGCCTAAGTTGAATTGTTGTGGCCATTGTTTTATTTTACCATTCAGATAGGCGGTAGACCTTGTTTACGATAATAAGTTATTTTAATAACTTATTATGGCGTAGTGTCTTCTAATTTGACCTCATTGACTAAGCCATAGGTTCCTTGACCGCACTGTACACAGGTAGTGAATACCTGTGGGTCATACTCCTGACGAGTCTCCATGTAGCTTGTGTTACAGCATGTTGAGTTATATTCGTATCTAGTTGCCATTTATATCTCCTTACTTGGATTAGTAGTATATCAGAACTGCGCCATTTCCACCGTTACCAGCTGTGCCACCGTTAAGAGCACCACCACCACCAGCACCACCAGAACCACCATTACCGCCGTTATTTCCTGAACCGTTAGACCCTGCAGCTAAATAACCTGCACCACCGCCACCAGCGCCAAAATTAAATCCAGTACCAGTTGAACCTGTGCCACCAGCAAAGAAATCGCCTTGACCACCGCTACCACCTGTTGCAGTACCTGTCACATATCCAGCGCAGGCCCCCCCGCCAGTGATAAGACCACGCCCACTTGTACCGCCTGTAAGGCTTCCTGTGTTTGACCCATTTCCGTTAGAGAGAGCGCCACCAGTTGATACCCCAGCTGGGCCAGTACTACCTGGAGCTGCTGAACCTCCAGCAGCGTACCCAATAGTTCCATTTGGGGAGCTGGGAGCACCAGTGTAAGAAACTGTACCTGTTGAAAATCCTGGTGTAACGGTTGTTACACCAGCAGCAGCTCCAGTAGTAGTAGAAATACCGCCACCACCGCCACCACCCGCAACTACTATGCCATATTGTGAAGAAGTTCCACCTGCACCGATGCCATTGACGCTTGAACCAGTACCGCCAGTTCCTACTGTGACTGTATTTGTAGCAAAAGTCCAGCCTGCAGAAAATCCTCCTGCACCACCACCGCTACCTCCATAATAAGGAGTTGCAGTACCGCCTGATACATAAGTACCTACTGCAGCATTTGTGACTGCGAATTGAGTAGAGGAAAGACCAGCAGCAAGAACTGATTGGGAAGTTATGTTGTAAGCAGAAGGTGTGATACCAGCCATATTGACAATTTGTCCTGAACTAAAATTGTTGTTTGCAGTATAGGTAACAGTAGTTCCGCTTCCTACTGCGTTTGTAACAGTTGCTTGGCCTGCACTAGAACCACCAGCAGCTCCACCACCAATTACAATTGCATAGACCCGCTGGATTCCAGCAGGGATAGTTACTGAAAAAGTTCCAGGGGTAGAGAACACCTGTTGTAGTTTTAACCCATATGGGGTATCTGTAAAGGATGAATTGTCATAGATAGATGCTGTCATAGTTATTCCATTCTAATAAAAAAGAAAGAGGATTCCTGCTCCGCCATTGCCGCCAGTACCGCTGGTAGTCGCGCCCCCACCTGAACCGCCACCAAGACCACCAGCGCCACCAGTATTTCCAGAAGCATTTCCACCATTACCTGCTGCCCCTCCGCCACCACCACCTGAGCCGCCTGTGCCTGTGCCAGTTGAACCTGTGCCACCTGTAGTTACTGCTCCAGTAATAATGTTGATTCCAGTTCCACCATTGCCACCTGTGCGAGTTCCTGTTGTGTTGGAAGCGGCTCCTCCACCGCCTCCAACTATCCCTGAACCTCCAACACCACCAGTTTGAGCAGATGAACCCGAACCAGCTGACGCTCCACCACCTCCACCTGAAATGCCACTACCGCCAGCGTTACCAGTAGCACCTGCAACAAATGTGTTAACCCCACTACCTCCACCAGCCCCATTACCGCCAGCACCACCTCCTGGCATACCCCAGTAGTTTGTACTTCCAGTGCTGCTATTGCCACCACCTGAACCAAGAACACCAGCAGAGGTACCCCCACCGCCAGCAATAACACACCCATAGCGTGTGTAGTTTCCTGGACTGGTTCCACCGCCAATAGGACCAGCGCCAACAATGCAAGTGCTGTTAGCAGGAGTCCAACCCCAAGCAACTCCACCAGCGCCCCCGCCTGTAGATGCAGAAGGTTGCTCCCCAGTAGCACCACTCCCTACACAGATTGCATAAACCCAAGTAATACCTGCAGGTATTGAAACAGTAGTTGTTCCAGCAAGGATTGTTTGTCGTAACTTTAATCCATAAGGCAGAATAGATGAAGTAAGGCCGCTAGGCGTGGATGTATTAGAAGCAGGGTGCCAAGTATTAACTTGAGTACCTGCTTTATTATGTTTAAATATATTAGTCATTATCTTTCCTAGTAATAAATCAAAACTGCGCCATTGCCGCCTGAGCCAGAAGTTCCACCGTAGATACCGCCGCCACCACCACCACCGCCGATACCGCCATTTCCACCATTAAGGCCCGATGCATTAGAGCCCGCTCCAAGATATCCCGCCCCACCGCCAGCCCCTCCCCCAGTAGGTGTTGGCACTGTTCCAGACGTTCCAGTGCCTCCAGCAAAGAAATCACCCGTACCGCCAACGCCCCCAGTTATAGTGCTAGTTGAACTTGAGTTATTAATCCAACCAGTAGCGCCACCACCGCCTATTACTCCACGTCCGCCATTTCCACCCGTGGCAGTATTTGCTGCGCCACTAGTGTACGCAGTAGAGCCTCCTCCAGTTGATACTCCCATTACTGCGGTATTGCCTGTTAGAGAGCTAGCACCGCTTAACGTTCCAGGTGCAGCACCCGCATAATTTGCAGCGGCTGCTGAGGTCCCTGCTGGAGCACCAGTATAGGAAATTCCACCAACAGCTCCCCCAGCAGCTCCTCCACTACCTACAGAGCTAACGCCATTACCACCAGCTGCAAAGACCATTCCATATATTGAGCCACCTCCACCGCCGCTTGTATAAGTAGTTGTTCCAGAACCACCCGCTCCAACAGTTACGGTAGGCGCAGCCCAAGTCCACCCAATAGATAAACCACCAGCCCCCCCTCCCGCTGACCCCACGTTTGGTGTAGCAATGCCTCCTGATACATAAGTACCTGTCGCAGCATTTGTAACCGCAAATTGAGTAGAAGAAAGGCCAGCAGCGATAACTTGTACTAGACCAATATTGTAAGAAGTTGGGTTTATTCCAGTAATATATACAAACTGATTAGCATAAAAAGTATTGTTTGCTGTATACGTAACAGTGGTACCACTACCACTTGCGTTTGTTATTGTAGCCGACGGTGGTGCAGAGCTACCCGCACCTCCGCCACCAATTACAATTGCATAAACTCTGCGAATATTAGAAGGAATTGATACAGAGTAAGTTCCAGAAGAAGTAAAAAGTTGTTGTAACTTCAAGCCGTAAGGTACGTCAGAGTATGATGAGTTATCGTAAATAGTTAATGTCATTGTTTTCTCCTAGTAAAAAAGAAAGAGTATTCCGTTACCGCCGCTAGCATTATTGCCGCCACCGCCACCACCAAGACCACCAGCGCCACTAGTTTGGGCTGATGCGTTACTGCCGTTTCCAACTACTCCACCGCCACCCCCAGCACCTGCAGTTAATGCCGCCGATACTGTTGCTCCAGAACCTCCTAAAGTTATTTGACCTGTAATAATGTTAAAACCAGTACCACCATTGCCTCCAACGGCGTTGCCTGTACCCCCACCGCCAGCAACATTACCTGCACCACCAGTTATTCCATTACCGCCATTACCGCCAGTTGCCACTGTAGTGTTAGATGTGTTGTATTGTTGACCACCAGCGCCACCAGAAATTCCATTACCGCCATTACCACCAGTGCCATTAGCAATAGTACTAATTCCCCCTCCCCCACCATTTGCAGAAACACCGCCAACTCCGCCAGTAGAGCCTAATGTACCTAAGCTGCCACCAGGTATTCCCCAGTAATTAGTTCCGCCAGCAGTTCCGCCACCACCGCCTGAGCCTCCGCCACCTCCCCCAGCTATACCAGCTGTTGAGCCAACATAGTTAAGGCCACCTCCAGCAACAATATGACCATAACGTGTGGGGTTTCCAGTTGTAGTGCTTCCAGTTCCAACTACGCAAGTAGGACTGGCAAAGGTCCACCCCCAAGAGACACCGCCACCACCGCCACCGCCTTGACCGCCACCGCCTGCACCAACGCAAATTGCGTATACCCAAGTAATACCCGCAGGTATTTTTACTGTTGTAGTTCCAGCTAAAATGGTTTGGCGAAGCTGTAAACCATAAGGAAGGATTGTGCTTGCATACCCTTGAGGAGTAATGGTGTCATTGTTAGACCAACCACTTACCTGAGAGCCGACGTCACCTCTACGAATAGGATTAGCCATTAGACAATCCTATTAACGTACCCCGAGATATTAATGACTGAGGCAGCGTTTGAAGTAGTGGATAGGGCGGTTGCATATGCGGCTACTGTAACTGCGCCGTTAGTAAGAATAAGCCCAGGAACAATAAGCGTTAATCCAGATTGCGCTGGAATAGTTTGAGTAATAGGCGCGTATGTATTGCTACCTGTTGCAGTGCCTCCATAGAAGACAGTCAACTGAACAGGAGCTGTTGCTGTGTTTGTAGCATAGAGCCATACTTCATCAATAGTTGTAGTAGTAGATGATGAGGTATGAATAGTAGTCAAAGATGCTGGGTTAGCTACCGCTATTCCTCCAGATGTCCACGTACCTGTTGCTCCATTTGTAACAGTAAAGCTAGTTGTTCCTGTAACAGAAGCAATAGCTACGTTAGAAAGGTTATATCCATAGTTGGGCGCACCAGTGGTGTTGGTGGATGAAATAATACCAGTAATAGTAACTAGCTCACCAGCAGCAAAAGCATGAGTTGCTGTGTATGTAATAGTTCCAGAAGATGCTGAAACAGCCGTCATAGTAGCTGACGTAAGCGCAACAGCCGAAACTGGTATTGCTACACCTGAAGCCGCGCCTGATAGCGCTATCTTGGAATAAGTTGCCATGTTGTTATTTTACCATTCCTATCCGAATATCTGTCCTGGAAGAATCTGTTGGTCGGTGTCTCCTGCTGAGCCTCCGCCACCGGAGCCACTTGTTCCTTGTGTTCCTTGCGTACCAGTACCAGTTAAACCTTGTAGACCTGTGGTGCCTTGGTTACCTTGAAGTCCTGTAGTACCTTGTGCACCAGTTGTACCTTGCGAACCATTTGTTCCGTTAGTTCCGTTGGTTCCATTAGTACCTTGAGTACCCGTAGTGCCTTGGGCACCTGTAGTGCCTTGTATTTGTACCCCTTGCGTTCCTTGAGTACCTTGTGTTCCTGTAGTGCCTTGCGTACCAGTTGTTCCTTGAGTTCCTGTAGTCCCTTGAGTTCCTTGAAAGCCAGTGGTGCCCTGGGTACCTGTAGTTCCTTGGCTTCCCGTTGTTCCTTGAGCACCAGTTGTTCCTTGCGCTCCGTTTGTTCCATTAGTGCCTGACGTACCCTGGGTACCAGTTGTTCCTTGTGTACCATTTGTACCATTTGTACCATTCGTGCCATTAGTTCCTTGAGTGCCAGTTAATCCTTGTAAGCCTGTTAAACCCTGGGCACCTGTAGAGCCTTGAGAACCAGTAACTCCTTGCGAACCGTTAGAGCCAACAAAGCCTGCGGTACCTTGAGTACCAAGAGAGCCCTGTATACCAGTAAGTCCTTGTATACCAATAGTTCCTTGTAATCCTTGGAGCCCAGTAGTACCTTGAGCACCTGTAATACCTTGGGGCCCTACTGGAGAAATTGAATCAAGAGAACCGTCTCCCTTTACATATTGTAAAGAAGTTCCGTTTTGAGTAATAAACTTGTCAGCGTTGATGTACTGGAAGTAGTCAATAGAATTAGTTGAACCGCCAGTACCAGACAATGCTGCTAATGTTGAACTAAGCTTATCGTATACGCAGTTAAGGATAGAATAAAAACCATTTAGTGCAACTGGAGCAACGTTAGTTAGTGCTGAAGTTAATAATTGAGAGTTTGCTAAGGTAATAATGCTTGAGGCAGCAGAAGTAACGGCGTTAGTTACAGCGGCAACTACTACAGAGTCTACAATGCTTAAAGTTCCAGCAGTTAAAACTGGTGCAACAGTAACCCCGCTTTTAATAATTACATTTGCACTAGCATTATTAACTGTTGTGAAGTTTGGATTACCCCCAAAGATTGCGACTAGACCCGCACCAGTAATGCTTGCAGCACCATAGTCACATAAGCGGAAAACAACGTAGTCAGCATTGCTGCTTTTTGTAAGAGTTCCTGAAATTTCACAGTTAAGGATGTTTACATTTCCTGTGCCACTTGGTGTAGTAATAGTCAGGTTTGTCATCTTTATGCCAGAAATGGTGCAACCAGTGTTTGTGCTTACAGTTCCAGAGATTACGATGTTTCCACCAATAAGCCCAGGACCAGTTATGGTTGTGTACTGAGTTGTTATTGATGGGCTTTCAGTATAAGTTCCTGGATGAACAATAATTGTTTTGCGTTGTGCGGTTATTAAAGTTAGTGCTTTGGTAATAGAAGCAACAGGTGTTAGTAAATCACCATTACCAGTAGTGTCATTTCCGTCTACCTGGCTAACGTGAATTTCATAGTCATATCCAGTAAACGTTAATCCTTGTACACCCTGTATACCTTGTATGCCTTGAGTACCTTGAAGACCTTGAATACCTTGGGTTCCTTGAACACCTTGTAATTGTGCATAACCAAAACCTTGTAAACCCTGATTACCCTGTAAGCCCTGAAGTCCTAATGTTCCTTGAGTGCCTTGCACACCCTGTATACCCTGCACACCTATTGAGCCTTGAGTACCAACAAAACCTTGAGTTCCAGTGTTACCTTGGACTCCAGTAAGGCCTTGAGAACCAATTGTTCCTTGGATACCTACAAAGCCCTGAGTACCAGTTGCGCCCTGCATACCAGTTGTACCTTGGTTGCCCTGTACGCCTTGAGTTCCTTGATTGCCAAGTAATCCCTGAATACCTGTAGTACCCTGAGAGCCTTGAGTGCCTTGAACTCCCTGAGTACCTTGTGCTCCAGTAAAACCTTGTAAACCACTAAATCCTTGAGTACCTACAGAACCTTGTAATCCTTGTAGTCCTTGTAATCCCTGAGTGCCTTGGTTGCCTTGGCTACCTTGAACGCCTTGCGTTCCTTGTGCGCCTTGTACACCTTGTACGCCTTGTACACCTTGTACGCCCTGTAGCTGTGCATATCCAAGCCCTTGTACTCCCTGGGTGCCCTGAACACCTTGCAAGCCTTGTGTGCCTTGAGATCCTTGAATACCAGTTAAGCCTTGTGCACCTTGTATACCTTGTATGCCTTGCGGTCCAATAGCGCCGCCCTGACCAGGGCCTACAACAATAGGGTTAGAAGTTGGCTGAGATGGGGATATCGCTTGAACGCTTATTACTATAGGAGATTGCGGTATTACAGTAATACCACAAGCGCAGGGTGAACAACCGCAAACGTAACAGCTACTCAACTGTCACCTGCTGAACTGTAAACACCTGCCCGTGAATGTATGTCATTTCGTAGTTTGAGTCAGTAGCAGACGTGGCTTGTAAATCCCAAAAGGCGCGAACTGGCATGTAGGCAGTAGAGCCCTTAGGAAGAGACAATTTAATCTTGCTCAATGTAGAGCTTGTTGAAAGGGTTGTAATAGTAAAAGTGGCGTACAGAGAAGGTGAGTTTGGATAGGTACGTATCTGCGCTTTAAATGTAAGACCAGTGGTATCAAATGGGAAATCAAATTCACAAGTAAAGGAGTCTCCCTGGTATAGGACAATATCGTAAAGTTGTCCATATAAAGGCGCCGGACTGCGACCTGTAAGATCATTCTGTAGATATACGCGCTCAGGTCTACGCCCATCGTCTATCTCTTGTGGCATATAGACAGGGACAAGTTTATTAGTGGTTCTAGAAACGCGCCTTAACGTTCCCATTTCAATGCGCCATAGACCAATATTAAGTTGAGCACATAGGGCTTTATACTGCTCCCACCGCTGCTGAATAATAGAGGTTAGCTGTTGGTATCTCTGTGATCTAGGGATGACAACCCCGTCTGGCGCGGAGATATTAATATCAAATGCTGAATCAGTTGCTAGAACCCAAAGAGCTTCAATAACAGCCAGGATAGAGACTGGGTACTCTTCAACTGGAGGTATGGTGTTTATAGTTACTACAGAACCATAAGAGTCTGTTCTATTGTAAGTATGTTGTGTGATTGCAGTAGAAATAAACTTAGTTATATCTATATCTGTAAAGTAACGGTACTTAAGGCCTGTGACAGCGATAGTCGCGCCTAGAACTGGGGTTACTACAAAATGAATGACCCCAATATCAGGCTCTAAGGTATAGCCACTTGGGGTTGGGATAGGGGTGCCGTTTACAACTACTTGAAGAGTAGACGGGTCAACAGGGTTGGCTTGTAGTGAAAAAGCAGTTGTTACGCCATCTCCCGTACCATTAAATGTAAACTGGGAAGGCTGGTCACCTAATTCAAGTCGAACCCTTGAGATTAGGTCAGATAATAAAGCCACCTATCGCTCCTAACTCTATTTAGACAATAATACTTGTATAAATGAAGAAGCGCCCAGTAAACACTGGGCGCCCACTTCGTAAGATATGCCTTAGATAACGCCAGCTAAATAGCCTTTTTCCTTAAGGTGCTGGGCTACTTGCTGAGTAACTTTGTACTTTTGACCAGCTTTAAAGTTATAGTTATTGCCAGCGCCCAAAGTCATGTTCTCAATGTTCTCGATAACACGAATTTCAACATTGTCATCTGAAGCTTTACCTACTGTTACGGGTTCATCTATGATAACTGTTTGGCGCTCTGGGATAGTTGCGTCAATAACTTCTGTTTCAAGCTTAATCTGCGCCTGGGCTGTTGCCATAGACATTTCTGATGCACGTTCTGCGGTAGCTTCTGCGTTTTCTGCAAGAAGTTTCTCGCGCATTACGCCAGTTGCATCGGTGGGCTTTGCTTTAGCCATTTAAATCCTCCATGTTAGTATCTCGGTTAGATAAAGCGGGGGCTTGCGCCCCCGCCCTTTAAGCTATTAAGTTGTAACTTAGTTGGTCTCCGCAATTATGACGCTTTGGTCTGTAATTAAGCCAAGACCGAAGATTGAGTACCAAGCAAGTGCGTGTTCACGTCCGAAGTCCAAGATACCGCCATCGCGGAGTTCGACTGGAAGTGAGATAGCGTGACCGAATGCGTTATCTCCAATGAAGATAGCGGAATAACGATCAGATCCACCGTTACCTGTGTAGGTAGCAGGGGTTGTGTACCCTCCACCAGCAGCTACTGTTGGGTTAGCAACAGCTGTATCTGCGGTGTAAGAAGCACCGGCACCACCAGCAACTTTGAGAACCTGAGTGGTCTCAATGAATACTGTGTCGTACAAGCGTCCGATCTCACCGAGCATGAAGTTACCTGGAGCAGCGTACTTGGTTACTTCGATGAACTCAGGGTTGTCGCGGAGTTTACGAGATTGGTGTGGGTGAACGAAGCAAACATAAGTCTCTCCCAACCGTGGGATGTTCTTTGTTGCCAATGTTTCGACAGCATCCTTAACAGTGTGAGGTGTCAAGTAGAATGCGCCAGTCATAGAAGCACGAGTTGTACCCTTTGAACCATCTGCATACCAGTTGTTGACTGCTGTTAGGTTTGAGCGATCTTCACCATAAATGGTTGAAGTAGCTGCATATAGTGTGTCGCGTGAAAGCTGATCTAGGTAGATAGCCATGTTACGACCAAGAAGACGTGAAGCCGAAGCCATTACGTCATCGAAGGAAGCGTTGAGCAATAGCTCAGAAACAGCAAGAGCATAACCATGCTCAGCTACTGTGATTGAGAACTGCTGTGCTGTAAGGGCGTTTGTCTGCATACGTACACCTTCAACCAATGGGGCTGCGAAGCCGAGGTTGTTGTAACGCATGAAGTTGATTTGCAAACCAGGGGCAACACCGAGCTCAGTCTTCTTAACTGCAAACTGTTCAAAGCGAAGGATAGGCATAGCCTGGAACAAGATTTCCTTGGACCAGATTGTCTGAATCGCTTGAGTTAGCTGGGTGTTTGTACCTGAGTAAGCTGTAGGTGCGGCGGCAAGATTGCCTGTTCCTGTGATACCTGAAGCCATTTTTAGGTAATTCCTTTTCTTTAGTTAGGTTTAAATTGCTGGTTTTTAACCTAGAAGACCGCGATTACGTCCACGAGCAGCTTCACTCAATAGGCGTTCGCGTACTTTTCCGTAATCATTAACCGACATAGACGCAATATCTTGCGCGGAGAACTGGCGTGATTCCGAGTTAGTGTCCAAAGGTTCAGATGAAGGGAAGGTTGCCCTTGTCCCTGTCATCTCTTTTCTAGCATTCTGAGTCGCACTTAGTGCATCCTGCATAATGCTTGCAGATTGTTCTTTAAGGGATTCCACACTCGCTTGTATCTCTTCAGGAGTATTTCCCTGAATGTACCCGATAAGTTGCGGAATAATGTTTTCTCTTTCTTGCTCAATTACCTGACGGCGATAATCTTGCAAGCTTGCAAACTGACGTTCGCGCTCCAGAAGAGCGAAGGCCGTTTCACGTTCTTGACGCTCACGAGCCAACTGCTCACGCAACTCTTCCGCGGTAAACTTTGCAAACTCTTTGGCGTCCAAATCGTTTTCAAGCTTTTCGCGTTCTTTAGCTTCTCTTTCAGCAACTTCCGCTGCTGCTTGAGCCTCTTTAAGAGCTGCTTGTTCTTCTCGTTCTTTTTTAAGGATAGAAACTTCTTCTTTTAATCTATCTATTTCAGGATATAGTTTTTCTTTTTCCTGTGAACGAACCTTGGCTAAGTCCTCGTCAGTATAAAACTTTGGATTTCTAGCCTCAGTTGTTTTAGTTGTAACAGTAGGCGCGTCAACGCCCGACACATTTACGACTGGGGTGCTTCCGGATTCGGCTTCAAAAGCCTCAGCCATTACGTTTGCAGTTTCCGACATAGTATTGTCCTTGTCCTAGGGGTCGTTTTCCAAATGCCTTGCGGCGTAGCCCGAGTGACCTAACGTTTGTATTACTATCTTTA